TGGTGATGATTGGCCATCAGGTAAGGACCAACTAATTCGTGCCTTCAAGAAAGTAAGGAATTACTCTGTTAAGAAGGATGACAAGTGGACCTTCCACTCGTTACGACACACGTTTGCAACTTGGTGTGCTGAGGCTGGAGTACCAATCAGAACCCTTATGGAACTGCTTGGACATTCCAATGTCGAGACCACATTAAGATATGCAAAGGTCACTGATCTGGCGAGAAGCACGGCCATTAACTCGATTTGATTCCGAGTTAGGTCGGAACTAGTCGGACTAGTGCTCACTGATCTGCTATGGTTTCCCGAGGTTTACAGCTCATTCTCAATGAGTCTTAAGCCTAGAAGCCGCAAGGTTTTGCTTCAAAAAATCCTCGTGATCGATTGCGGCAGTTGACCTTGTGCCACTTGCGGATGTGGCGGAATTGGTAGACGCGCTAGTTTCAGGTTCGCTTCACGACTGATTTAGCTGTGTGGACACATGCCGGGGGAAACCTCGGCTTTTCAATGGTTTTCAAGTTTCCACTAATCAAAGAACTGGAAACTGGTTCTAGCGACAACCTTTCCACTTGAGACAACATGCCAACACCAGCTCAGATTGATGAGCAACTCGCCTTGGAGCGCCGTGGGATCGCCTGTGGGCGGCAACGGCTACTAGACAACACAAAACGTATGGAGGCCCGCTCCTACGCCTCTGCAGCGGTCTACGGGGCACCCAGCATCAACGCTGCATTGCCTGCGGTAGCAGCAGTGATAGAAGACACCGTCCTTCGGATTCATAAGGGGCAGAACGGGATTGACTTTGCCACCATTCACAAGTACCTGGAGGGCATCGAACCCGGAGCAGCAGCAGCCATTGCGCTCAAGAAGACCTTTGACATGGTGTTCTCACCACGGGACAAGGCCAATGAGATCGCCAACGTGATCACCGCCATTGGTCGCGCCTTAGAGCAGGAAGCCCAACTCCGTTGGTATGAAGCCCAAGATCCAGACCTTATGGACCGCATACGCAGGTCTTACTGGCATGACTCCTGTGGCACTCAGCAGAAGGCCCGTGTGGCCTCTCTGATGATGAACAGAAAGGAATACCACTGGGACAGTTGGCCGCCCAAGGTGCGGGCCAAGCTGGGGGCATGGTTGCTGGATTGTGTAATGAAGGGCACCGGGTGGTTTGGACGTGTCACGATCTCGCGCCACAACGGGACTCCCACCATCGTGGTTCCAAGCCTGCAGTTCGCCCGTCTTAAAGATGAGCTGATGCGTGATGCCCTGGCCTCCAGTCCGATGGCATGGCCGATGCTTATCCCACCTCGTGATTGGTCACCCATTGCGGCTGGTGGGTATCTCACCAACGAGGTCATGAAGGGCCACGAAATGGTCCGTAGGGGTGACGACTCACTTATACAGGGGAACTCACCACTCCTCTTTTTGAACCGCTTACAGGGGGTTGCCTACACCCTTAACCCGTTTGTGGTTGAGGTTGCAGAGACCCTGATGGAGCGTGGCTATAAGGTCGGTAAATTCACACCGATTGTTGAGCTACCTCTTCCCAATAAGCCTTGGGATATCGCAGACAACAAGGAAGCTAGGCACGAATACAGACGAGCTGCTGCTCAAGCCATGAATGAAAACGCTGCTGCCTTCAAGCGGTCGTGTCGTACACGAATGACTATGCAAACAGTTCAACTCTTTAAGGAAAGAGAGAAGTTCTATCTCCCGTGGTCATTTGACTATCGAGGTCGTGTTTACCCGATTCCTGCGTTTCTCACACCTCAGGATACGGACCCTACTAAATCACTACTGAAGTTCTACGAGTCATCATTTATGACTCCTGAAGCTGAAGCATGGTTAGGGTTCCAGGTCGCTACGACATATGGGCTTGATAAAGCCACAATGAAAGAGCGGCATGATTGGGTCAAAGCTAATGAGAATTTAATTTCTCGTGTGGCAATAGATCCACTCAGCAATTTATGTGAATGGGAGGGAGTATCTGAGCCTTGGCAGTTCTTAGCTGCTTGCGAGGAATACTTCGCTTGTGTTATTGATTGTTCAAGAAGCTGGACCTCCCTTCCTGTGGCCGTCGATGCCACATGTAGTGGACTACAAATCCTGGCTGGCTTGGCGAAAGATCATTCCACTGCTCAATTAGTAAATGTCTTGCCAGGTGATGAGCCTCAAGATGCTTATAAAGTAGTGGCTGAAGCTGCTAAACCGAAACTACCCGAGCGTCTTGCTGCGCTACTGGATCGAAAGGTCACAAAGCGTACAGTAATGACTATCCCATACAATGCAACTAAGCACTCTAATCGTCAGTACATTCGTGATGCACTGAAAGAGAAAGGTGCAGAGTTCACCCCTGAAGACTTGACTTTAATTGTCAATGCTGTCAGGGAAGCAATGTATGAAGTAGTTCCTGGCCCAATGCGGGTGATGGATTGGATTAAAGAGGAGGTGAGTGCTGCGTTTAAACGTGGTGCTGATCATCTTCAATGGGAGACACCATCAGGTTTTGTAGTTAAACAGAACCGAAGGAAACGTGTCATTGAACGGATCAACCTCCAAATACTAGGTAGATGTCAAATCCATTTGACTACAGGTCTTGAAGGTCCTGATGTCAATGGACATAGGTCTAGTACTGCCCCAAATCTCATCCACAGTCTGGACGCATCGATCCTACATCTTGCATTTCTTAAGTTTAACGCCCCGTTCACTGTCATACATGACTCCGTTCTTTGTAGAGCGACAGACATGTGTGAACTTAATCGAGTAGTACGGGAAACCTACTACGACTTATTTACTAACAGCAACTTCCTTCAAGACTTTGCTGACTCTATTGGTTCCGAGACCAAGCCACCCATCATTGGTGGCCTGGATCTTGAATCCGTCCTTGAATCCACCTATTTCTTCTGTTAATGGCTACCAAAACTATCGTCACTGAAAAGCCTGTTGTCCTTGATGGCTATCAAGCTGTGATGAAGCCCAGCAAGTTTGGTTACTCACTTGCTACTATTTTTTCTGACGATCTGATTCAACAACTTGAAACGGATCGAACTGAAGTCCTGAAATGGGCTGAATCAAAGCTAAAGAATCCCAAGCGGTCTACCTTGAAGCCCGAACCATGGGAAGAAGTAGCTGAAAATCAGTACAAGGTTAAGTTCTCTTGGAATGAAGACAACTGCCCTACCATTGTAGATACTGAAGGTACTGTTGTAAATAACACAGCACTTCCTATCTATAGCGGAAGTACTGTAAAGCTAGCATTCTTTCAGAAGCCTTATATCCTTAAGGATGGCGTCACCTATGGCACTTCACTTAAGCTAAAGGGTATTCAAATCATTAGTCTTTCCAGCAGTGCTGGTATTGATTCTGGTGATATGGCTGCTGAAGATGTCGCTGCACTGTTTGGAACCACTAAAGGTTTCAAGGCAGATGATCCGAATGTCACCCCTGCCCCAGCAGCGGGCTCTGACGACGACTTCTAAAGATGGCTTTCCGCTCTGGGTTGGAAGAGAAGGTCGCTGATCTCCTCACCAACCTGGGGGTTAAATACGAATACGAATCTACAAAGGTTCCTTATGTCTTGCAGTGTAATTACACTCCTGACTTTCTGCTGCCTAATGGTGTCTATCTAGAAACCAAAGGGCATCTTACTGATGAGGACCGTCGAAAGATGAAAGCAGTGAAAGCTGCCAACCCTGATCTCGATGTTCGATTTGTATTTCAATCCCCATTTAATAAGATCTACAAAGGATCTAAAACAACGTATGCCAAATGGGCCGAGAAACACGGCTTCCTTTGGTGTGCGTACCACTCGATACCCACTGGATGGCTGACATGACTATTGACAAGAAAGTTGCTTATGACCGCCTTACCGAGTACTTCTCTGAAACTCTTGCAGATGCAGAAGAAGCAGTAAAGGATGGCGTGTTGTCTCCTGATGATGTTGTCGAAGCTTTCATTGAAGCTATCGATGAATGGCACTCTTATTTTGTAGATACCGCAACTGTTTATGCATCCATCGCAAATGCAGTCCGAAAGCGAGTTCCTAAGGCATGAGCCCTGTCCCTCCTGTGGCTCACGAAATAATCTGGCTCGCTACGACGACGGTCATGGCTTCTGCTTTGGCTGTAACTATTACGAGCCTGGTGACGGATCTGATTACCAACCATCGTCAAAACAACGAATGACCTTCATGTTGAGGGGCTCTCCTGAACCACTGCCTAAGCGGCGTATCAGTGAGGAGGTCTGCAAAAAGTATCGAGTACATCGAGAAGCAGACCGCCTCTTTTTTCATTACTTCACCCGTGATGGAATCTGCTGCGGAGCAAAGATAAGGACCAAAGAAAAGACTTTCTCTTGGGATGGACAAAACACAGACCACACCTTATTTGGACAGCATCTCTTCCCAAGTCATGGGAAACGAGTTGTATGCACAGAGGGCGAAATCGATGCTCTTTCTTGTC